TGACCGAGCCACGCGCCGACCAATCTGCCGATGTCGTCCCGATGGCGTCATAAAACACACCGGTCGAGGTATTCTGACACTCCTGCCCAACGAAATCCGGCGTGACGTTGCCGATGGGGGAGCCGGCGTACTCGACGTAGCCCACCGCCGCTGCCAGATCCTCCATGCCGGGCTCCGGCGGCAGGAGTTTCTGCAGGATCCGGTCGGTTGCCTTGCCGAACACGCGAAGCTGTTGTGCGATGCCCATACTTACCTCACGAAGTCATTGTCGCGCGGATCCCGGACCGGGTCGCGCACGGGGTCGATGACCAGATACGGCCGGTACGGCAGTTCGCCGGCCGACACCGTCTGGCTGACCGCCCTGCGATTGCCCATGTCGTCATTGCCCCATTGCTGTGCCGCCGCGGGCGGCGCGCAGTCGTTTCATCCATTCCGGCCGGTCGTCCGGCACGGCCGTCATCGGGAATTCCGCGCGCAGGTCCGGGTGGAGGATGTTGGCCTTGCAGTCGAGCATGTCGTCGTGCGTGGCCACCGGGAAGTCGTTGTATTCGTACTTGATGAGGGTGCGCGTCATGTCCTCGGCGACGCCCTCGTCGTTGATCACCATGCACTGCGCCGGCAGGAACCAGCGGCCCGCCTCGAAAATCGGCTGCAGCCCCTTGATCCGGTCGATCTTGTTGAGCGTGGCCGGCAGCGCGACGACCTCGAAGCTGTAGTTTTCCTGCTCCTGGATGTACTCGATGTGCTCGATGTCGCTGTCCTTGCCGACCTTCTCGTAGCCGACCCGGACGGGCCGGTACTTGCGGTGCAGGCGGAACAGCAGTTCGGTGCGCTGTCGCAGGTTGAGGCGCTGCCGGCAGTGCCACAGCGTCCGGTAGTTGTTGTCGGCGCCCAGCCCGACCACCTCGAATGCGGTGTAGTCCGGATCGTGGTTGCGCGACTTCTTCTTCTCGCCAGCCGGGTCCACCAGGATGTAGATGTTCATGCCGCCCCAGCGCTCGGCAGGCCAGTAGCGCAGCCACTCCTCGAGGAATCCCTGGCTGGCGTCGGCGGTCGGATCCTGCAGCATCTGCGCAGCGAACACGTAGGGCCCCATCATGCGGCGCTTGGCCGCGAGTTGATCGGCGGACAGGAACACCGGGCGGCCGTCGGTCTTGCCGTTGTGCGTGGCCGGGAACACCCGGGGCTTCACCGCGCCGATGTCGATCATGTGCCGGTAGGTGTCGTTCTTGTGGTACCGGGTTCCGATGTAGCGGTGCCGGGCGTTGGTGCTGCCCAGGTTGAGCGACATCTGCCAGGACTCCGTGGTCTTCTGGCTCATCTCGGCGCTGCGCACCGACTCCAGCGTCACGACGTCGTCGTAGATCAGCGTCCCGAAGTGGCGCCCTGTCGGCTGGCCGTCGACGAGACCCCAGGCCTCGATCGTGGCCTCCTTCGGGTTGGTCGTGCGCTTGACGACGATGCCGTCGTCCTCGGACCACTTCGGCGCTTCCTTGTGCGGCTCGTCCCAGAGAACGTCGCGGTAGATCGCCTTCAGCCTGGCGTTGGTCTCGAATTCGGTCTTGATCTGGCGCAGGAATGTCTTGGCGATCGGCCGGGTGTGGCTGAAGATCCCGAACGTCTGTTCCGTGTCGTTCAGGATGTCCTGGATCGTCAACCCGAATGTGATCTCGGTCGACTTGTAGTGCCCGCGCGCCCAGAGGTCGAGGCATTCATCGGGCTCCGCCTGCACATCGCGGCAGCGCTGGAACAGCCAGGGGTGCTCAATGTCGCGGCGGTTCAGCAGGTAGCGGAGCAGGAAGTACAGGTCGTTCCTGCCCATCCACTGACATATCGTGAGCCTGTCCTCCGGCGAGCGCGTCTGCCATGAGCGCATCAACCTCGGATACTGCTCGATGCTGGTGGGCAACAGAGCCGGAATGCTCAACTTTCTTCTTCTCCACGTAGAACCCTGCCACCATGCCGCGACGCTCCTCTGCGCGCACGGCCGATGAGAAATCGCCGGCGCGCGCGGCCTTGTCGCGGAGTGCCGCGAGCTCGGCGAGGTGCGACTCGAGGTTGATCGTGCCACCCTCGATGATGGCGGCGCGCGTGGCCTTCTGGAACTCGGCGATCGCCGCGATCACGCGCGGGTCTTTCATCTTCGCGTTGGCGCGCACGCCGACAGTGTTGGCCGTCCACGCCGCGGCGGCCGGGACGACGGCAACGAATGCGGCGCGCTGGGTCATGCCCTCCGCCACCAGCTTGGCGAACTGCAGGCAGTGGTTGTCCTCCCAGCGTGCCCGCGGCGCCTTGGTGGCAGCCGGTGTGGCTGCCACTTGGCGGATCCGCGTCGGGCGCTTGCCGGGCTTTCGGCCGGGCTTCCCGGCGACCTTCTTCGCCGCCTTCTTGGCTGACAACGCTACGCCTTGGACGCGACGATGCGAACCCGGGTGGCGTATCCGGTGCGATCGTCGGAGTCAGGCGTCACGGTGGCGGGGAACGACCAGTCGCGGCCGGCGTTGAACAGGCCGCGCGCGAAGCTGGTGTCGCCGTTGGCCAGCGTGTCCAGGGCCTGCGCGATCGCGCCGTGCGGCACGTCGTCCTCCTCGACGGATACCTCGATGTCGAGGGTCATGCGCACCGTGCGAACGGCGTGCTCGGGGGACGGCCTTACAGGATCTGCTTCGGGCATGCCGAACTCCTTGGTTGTGGCGGCGCCCGGTCCTTGCCGGCGCCAGGATCGCGCAGGGGGTCACTCCGTCGCCGGCCTGCGCCGGTTACTTGTTGCACCGGCCGCCTGCCAACGACCGGCCGCGACTCTTGCGCTACGCATAAAGGCGCCCGACCTCATGAGAGGCCGGGCGAATCCACTGGGGGTGGAGGAGACAAACCGGGTTGCGGGGCCACGATTCGAACGTGGGACATGGTGGTTATGAGCCACCCGCTCTACCGACTGAGCTACCCCGCCTGAAACGAAAAGCCCCGGCGCAGTGGCCAGGGCTGTCACAAATCTTCTGGGCGCAATTCTCCCGGCCCGCATTCTGGAACATCGTCGTCAGAATTTGAAGGCACAAACCTTGACGTATTGTAGGAATTCTTTTTCCATCGAACGCGCCGCAGGTTGGTGGACAACGAACGCTCATGGGCGTTTTCCAGCACGGTCTTGATGGTCACGTTTCCGATCTCGTAGGCGCCAGAATCTAGGTATCTCGCCATCACCATCTGGCCTCGGCGGGATCCTCGGTTCGCGTAGTGAGGTCTCCACAGCTCCCACCATTGGTCGAATGTGAGCTTGAAAGAGATTCCTCGACGCACAGAGAGCCGCGCCTGCGCCATGTAGCGACTGTACGGGTCCGGCAATCCGGCGGCCTTGCATTCCATGCGCGCAGCATGACACGCGCCAGGCGGCCTTCCGCGCTTGCGACGCTCCCCGGATTCAGTGGCAGTCTTTCGCGGTTTCGGTGGGCGCTGCATGCCGAAATCGCGGACGATCTGCCTGACCCTTTCCCCAGACACGCCTAGCTCCTGCCCCAGTGCACGCAGCGTCTTACCTGCCGCCAATCCATCGGCGATCCAATCCACACGATCAGCCTTCGTCAGCACGGAAACCCCCTCCCCCGCATCATCACGCCCAGCAGCCGCTTGGCCTCGGCCAGCGTAGTCAGGAAATCCATCGTGGCGAAGGTGAACACCGAGAGCTGCCCGTAGGCGCGCCAGACCGCCGCGCGATGGTGGAGCTCAAGGCTGTCGATGCAGGCGTCCAGGGCCTCCACGATGTGCGCCGTGCGCTGGTCCTCGACGGCGCCCTCGTAGTCCTCGTTGACCGCCCGCCGGGCGTCGCGCCACGGCGCGTTGTTGACGACCATTTTCTGCGCGGGCCGATGCGCGTCCATCGAATACCGCCACTCGTCGAGCCAGTGCTCGACCAGGCCGATGTCGATGGGGCCGGCGCCTACCATCCCGCCCGCCGGACGAACATCGGGCAGCCGCGGCCCGAGAACGGGAACCGGATCGTGCTCACGGGATGTCCGGCCACCTTCGACGCCTCGCACCAGGCGTCGGCGAATGTCGCCCGCGAGTTCGCACAGAGCATGCATCCCAGTCTCTCCTCCTCGATTGACTCGGCGGCCCGGCTGGGGTCGCGGATGAAAATGGCCTCGATCGCGCGCGTCACGGGGTGGCGATCCTATATAGCTTTTCGCTATCAGATTCCAGCACCAAATTACCTTTTGCTACATTGCAGACCATCTCGTCGATCTGTCGCGCCCAGTACGCGGCGAGATTGGCGAGCGCGGCAGCACGGCAGGAGTGCACGCCGGCCAATTCCCTGGCCTTCTCGAGCCACGCATGCTCCGGCACAGCGTGTCTGCGCGCCCAGTCAGCGGATTTTCGAATCTGATCCAGGGTCAGCACTTCCACTTCGAGCGGCACGATGCGCATCAGCGAGTCGGCGCGCACGATCGCCGGTGCCGCGCCCAGCGCGAGGATTGATCCGAGGAAGCTGCGGCGGTTCATCCCTCGAAC